GAGTATCTGGATGATAAAGCCAAGGCCGAAGTGAAGGTCAAGAAGATCGAGGATTCCCAGCGCGGCAAAGGCTTTGCCAAGAAAAAGGTTGCTGAAGCCGCTGCCACGATCAGCGTTGGTGGACTGATTGCGGAACAGGTGGGCGTTATTGAGCCTGCCGTGAAGTTTGCCAGCAACTACTCGATGAACACGATTGGCATTGTTCTGGGCATCACCACCCTCGGATCTGTCGGCTATTATTTCTATGGCAAATGGCAGGAGCAGAAAGGCCGCGACGATGCGGACACGCTGCTCGGATGATTCAGGGCGCATTCTTTTCCCTCTTCAACTTCGTCTCGAACAACAAGGTGGCTCAGATCATCCTGTTGTGCGGGGTGGGATATCTCATCATGCGTTGGAAGGAAGAGGCCGACGAAGCGCGCGGGGCACGCCGGGCGAACGAACGCGCCGAGAAGGCCACCCGCAAGGCCGCAGAGAAAGCACTCAAACAAATACAGGAGAACAATGATGACCGCATTGAAGCATCTGAAAAGCGCGCAGAGCGCATTCGTAATCGCCCCCCTAGTGATGGCGAGCGCGTTGACGAGTTGCCAGAACACCTCCGCTCAATCCTCGTCAGTAATGCTGGAAACCCTGACGGAGGCTCTGGAGAAGAATAGGGTGATGCGGTGCGAAATGTTCGAGCCTGTCCCGTTGCCAGATTACATCTGGAACGCCCTGCCAGAGGCCACTGCTGACGCGCTTGAGGCCCAAGGGGAGGACTACTTCTGTGAGTGCATTGATCCAGCGAACCCGGTCTGCCGCTGACGTGGCTGCATGGGCGGAGGTGTGTGGCTGAGGGCCGAGTGGCCTCCCCCGTGACTCGTCCAGCTAGCGGCTACTTCGTGCACTTTTCGCCATTCACCTCAAATCGTGTCCTGTCTCCGCCGGGGGCAACGGGCTTTACTTTTCTGCGCACAAGCAGGCGCCCAATAACACTACCAAAATCGAGGAATCGTGACAACCCTCATCACCTATGAACAGCCCTCTTACCGCTATGCAAAGCGGGTCAAACGGGTAAAGCGAAAACGCCACAAGCCACGCTGGCCAAAGGAGACGCTGTTCGATAAGATATGCGAGCGGCCCGCCTTCCTTGTGTATAGCTTCCTCTGGGTGTGGTGCTTCGTTACGATCCCGCGCGAGGCAAGCTATTTCCTGATCCGCCAATCCGCTGCTGTTGAATATTGCACAGATGCGAAAATGCAGAGCCTGGTTGATTACTGCGACCACAATGCCTGCACACTGGATGACCGGTTGTATTTCCACCGGATCGCCGCAGAGCAGGTAATACGGTGCCAGTCAGTGCCGGAGCCGGTTAGCCTTCTCTGACAGCTTCAGCAAACATTCCCAGCGCATACTCGTAAACGTCTTTCGTATCTGGTAGAAGGGCATTCAAGGGGATGCGCTGCGTGAGGGTCGATGACATGCCCGACCAGATGCCTTGGACTTCCAGTTCAAGCGAGTCATCGTCATAGCGGGTAATCTGCACAAGGTCAGGCGGTTGATGCCCCTTGTCGCTGAGCTTGGTCCAGACGCGATCCCCGCCGAAGCCGATCTTGAGCGGGTAGGTCTGAGACTGATAGTGTTGGCGCAGGTCTGAGAGTGTCATTCACTCCTCCACAGCATTGAGCATTGCGGCGACCTCATCGGACAGATCGTGCGCTTCCCTATCCAGTTCGATGTACCACTTCCGCAGCGTCTCCACCGGCACGATCTTAAGACCTTGGGACTCAAGGGCGGCTAGGTAGGCGGAGATGATTGACCGAATGGCTAGGTCTGTCGGGCTGCCGCTCGTGCGCGCCCAAATCTCGTGATGCGTGTATGCGACATCTGCCGCAGCATCCAGCGCCTTCTCATTCAACTGATCCGCCACTCTCTCTTCCAGTCTATTCATTGTGTGGGCTCCTTGGTGGGGAGCGGAATGTCGTCCACGTGAACAATGGTGCCTGCAGTACAAAGCGCCAGCGTCTCACAGCAGGGGCAGGTCCATGTGAGCCAATCGCCCTTGAGCAATGATGCGTGGGATGCTTCCGCGATCTTCTTTGCGCGCTCTTTCTCCACGCCTGCCCTGACTGCCTCCAGATAGCAGCCTGAACAGTACCGATCTTCCTCCGGCACAAGCTGCGCTTTCGCTATGATCTTTTGGCGCTTTTGCTCTATCGAATCCATCATTCTCTCCTCTCTCTATCCTATCATATTCCGTACACTTACGCGAGATAATTCCTTGATTTTACGGGCGGGTTTGGTAGGGTGTGCGGGCTGCGGTTCGGGGCGTCTGAGCAGGTGCTTTGGCCGGGGGTTAATTGCCCCATGCGACGGTATCCATCCCGTCTTACCAGAAAGTTCGGTGCAATTCCGGCGCGCTCCACCAGCAGCTCACTCTCCACGTATAGTGCGGGAGAGGGCGTCTTGAATGGCCATCGGCCCGATGCCTCTATCAATCGCTTGCGACAGGACACCAAGCGTTTCCGGGCTCTCCAGCCAGTCAGCAAATATGTGGATAGCCTCGCCGGGCGTGAGCACAGCCGCGACATCTCCATCATATGGGGCATCGACGGCTTCGGCCATAAGCCGCTCTCTCAGGGATTTTGTCATTTCACTTCCATCCTCTTGATTGAATCTTACGGCCCTTGGGCCAGTTAGAGCGGGACTGGAGTTTAGATCCGTTCCGCTTGCGTTTCTCGGCCTGCGTCTTATTCTGTTCAAAGCGACGCACCTTGGCCCGACCGCCCGACTCCCCCGACGTTTTTGCCTTGGAGCAGTCTGCATCCCAGAGCGCGCGGTTGCCCAACTCATTTGAGCCGCCACTGAACAGTGGAACCAGGTGCTCATCCACGACAAGGCGCGGCTTGGTGAAGTCCAGCGTCTTGCCGCAGCCGCAGCCGCACTCCCCATCCTGCTGGATGATCAGCAAGCCGAACTCGCGGCGGGTCAGGGCTTTGCGGTCAGTCATTGGCGGCGTCCTTGTATTTCTGGATCGCCTCACCCGCCCGAGTGATCTCAATCTGCATCTGGGCGATCCACTCCTCCGCCACCTCAAGGCAATAGTCGGCAGAATCCTTGGCTGAGGAATAGTGCACGCAGCCCTGATGCAGGAAGCTAATGGCCTTGATGGCTCTCGTCACTGAATCCTCAAGGTGCCCTGCGGCACGGTTCAACTTCAACTGACGGCTAAGTTCTTTTTGGATGTGCTCTATCTCACCCATCACACTCTCCCGTGTAGAGGGTGGCCGGTTTGTCGGTTCGATGTTCCGGTTCGCCGGAATGTTGACCGAAAAGACCTTTTTATTTGCAAGATTGAACGCGGTTCGTCAGGGTGGGCACCCTTAGTCGATTGAATTGTAACGAAAAAGATCTCTATTGCATCTGATTTGTAATCAGAGGGTCGGGGGTTCGAGTCCCTCAGCCGGCACCAGTATTTACTACAGTTTGCGGCCATTGCTATTCCTCCGGTTTGTCGGCTGGTTTGTCTTGGTTCGTTTGTTCTGAACCTGTTCCGTTCCTGTTCTCAGCTTCCGAATCTTCGCGGCATTGATCTCGTCACGGGCCACATAGACCCGCTTCATGGCTTTCACGTCATCGATGGACCAGCCCAGCGTTTCGGCAATGTCCTCATCTGAGAAGCCTGCCCGGATGCAGTCAGTGGCGTAGGTGTTGCGCAGATTGTGCAAGGTGCGGTCGATCCCGAGCAGGTCGCAGCGGTCATTCACCAGATCGCCAATCCGCCGCGGCTGGACAGGTCTGCCCCGATCCCCCGTCAAAAGCGTCACAGCATCGCCAGAGCGCGCCTTCAGGCCCGTGAGGAAGGATTGGGCGTCCGGTGTCAGCGGAATGATGACCAGCCGCTTCCCGCGCCCCTTGGACGTCGTCCACTCGATATAGTCGCCTTTCCATGCAGGCCATGTGATGCGGGCCAGATCGGTCCGGCGCAGTCCGGTGTATCGCGCCAGCAGGAAGGCATCGGATTCTGTCTGTGAGGCGCCGTCGAGAAACGCGGTTGTCATCCACTCATCAAAGGGGCGCTTGTCGTCAGGGCGCTCGTACAGGTTCGGAAGGTCAGCAGCCGGATTGTGCAGGATCAGGCCGCGCGCATGGGCATAACCGAGCGCAAGGGACAACGCCTGCACATTCAGGTCAGCCTGCCTGCGGGATACTTTGGCGCACTCATGCTGCCAGTTGATGATTGCGCCCCTGAACCGCCTGTCTTCCATCACCGGAATGGAGGCGGCCCCGAACTCCTTGCGGGCAATGTCCAGCGCATACTGATAGCCTGCGCGGGTCGCCTCGGCGCGGCTCAGGAACTTGTCGCTGGCCAGATAGTCCTCAATGAATTGTGCGCAGTCGCCTTCGGGCTTGCCTGATCCTGGTTCGCTGTCCACGGCTTCTTGCCAAGCCTTCAGGAAGGCGGCGGGAAATGGCTGGGACATGGGGTTATCCATGCAGTCGAAGAACCTTGTCCCAGCTTCGGTGTAGTAGTATATCTTGAGCCGACCGCTGGCGAGTTTCTTGTGTGTCGTCCGGTACTTCATGCCGCGCCCCGTTTCTTCTGCCAGTTCTCGAAGGGGTCTTGTTCGTTAGCCGCCCCTTCCGGGGTCAGTATAGCGATACGATCACCGTCAATGACAAGCCCGCCGACCTCCATGCCAGCCGCTTTCCACAGGTCGAGCAATGTCTCGATCCGCTTCTTGAGCTGAAAAGGTGTCAGCGGCCTGCTCACTTCCCGTCCTCCGAAATCCTGAAGCATAGAGAATGCAACTCGGTGAGAAGATCTAGCGCGGGTAAACCCTTCTCATACGCTTGTCTGCGTGCCCGGAAGAACTCCGCCTCGTTCATGTGCGATAGGTCTGGATTTCTTGCCAGCCATGTAGCCTGCCACGCGCTGAGGGCTTCAGCGATCAAGGCAAGCTGATCCGCAGTAATGGTTGTCTGCCTGCTCACTTCCCGTCCTCCAGAGCGCGGAGAAGGGCGATGCAGAGGGCGGTTGCGGGGGATTTGTGCTCGATCTCGTCCAGCTTTTTTACGGTGCCGGGGTAGCGGTTCACATCAACATCAGTTAACGCAACTGCTGTTGGCCCCGACATAGACATGAAGATTTCCATCTGCCAGTTCGGCGGTAGCACCCGCTTACACAGGGCTATGGCTGAATCGAGCGATGTGGTAAAATCATCAGTATCACAGATCGGATTACCCAAAGCGTCAGGGCCAAACCGATCTGTGGTGATGGCCTCATGACGTTCGTCGGTCCAGCGCCAATGCTCATCGCTGACAATATTCCATATCGCCAAGTCCAACTCCCTTGAACCGCCTTCTTTCTCTAAACGCGCAATAAGATCAGTCATTGGGGGTGTCCTTTAGGGCCAACAGGATGGTCTTCCGGCATTCAGAAAGCCCGGCGTTGTACCCTTCCACGTGGCAGCTCTCGTAACCGTATTCGTCCTCTGATGGGTACTCAGCGTCCTCGATGGCATTGATTTTGCCCAAAACCTCCCGCAGCCTCTCATTCTCTTCCTGTAGGGCGGCTGCATCCCGCGTATCAGGTTCCGCCCCTTCCTCCGCCACAACACTCGCAATCTCTTCCAGCCCGACTCTCCATTGAGCCGGGTCTTTCATTCCGAGGCCGTGGTACTTGATGGTGAGACGGCGCGTTTCTCGCATCGCCGCAGCGGCCCCAAGGCAGGCGTGACTGAAAACCGTCCAATCAAGTATGCTCATGGAGATGTCGTCATCGGCCAGCTGCTCTAGCCCCTTTATGATAGCATCAGCCGGATCCACTTTCACTTCATCAGCCATTCACTTCATCCTTCTGCTTAAGGTCTATGCCGCCCAGAGCGTGTATGTCGGCTAGGCGTTCGTTGACGATGGCGAGGAACTCTGTGAAGCGTTCCTCTGCTTCCTTGATCTCATCGGCCTTGCGTTCGATGCGTTCGACCTTGGTTTGCAGGTGCGGATCGAACCGCCCGTCATAGCTCATCCAGTCATTGTATTCCCGGCCCGTGCAGGCCATCTGCCAGATGCATTGCCAGCGATAATCTTCGTTGAGCGGTGCGCCCAAAAGGCTTTCAAGATGGGTCTTCGGCGTGGGGCATTTGATTTCCAGAAGCCCATCCTTGCCCACCAGCCGGTCAGGTGATGCGCCGGCCCATTCGATGGTGGGGTGACGGATGAAAGGCGATTGCTCCAGCGTTGCGCCGGTCATCATCTGATAGGCCAGCGCGGCCTCTGCCTCTGTGTCGATCCCGTGCTGCATGGCGGGGCTGGTGTAGTGGTCAGCCGCCTGATTGGTCAGCCGTTCCTGCACGAGTTCGTACACGTAATCATGATACGCTTTCAGGGGCTTGCCGTCACGCACTGAGCGTCGAATGATCGTGCCTGCACGGGACGCCGTGGCGTGTCCGATGCGCGCCTGAATCCAGGTGGCGGTGCCTTGCGGATTATACTGCATTGGATTGCTCCGCTTTCTGCTTGATCCAGTGCGCCAGCTGGCGCTCGATCAGGTCAAAGCTCTCGAAGGGAAGGCTGGCCAATTCGGTCGCCTGAAAGCCCTTCTTGCCAGCCCATGCGAGCAACACACTTTCCTCGGTGCCCAGCTCTTTCAGGAGCGAATTGATACGGGTGACCTGCTGCTCCGTCAGGACAGATCCAGACAGCTCCTTGATGCCATCCCGATCTTCCCCGCCCAGCTGAATGCCGAGCACGTTGCAGAGCGTGTAGCGCTTGCCGTACGAGACGGTGACGCCATGCTGTTGCAGGATGTTCGTGCCCCGTGCATCGGTCATGACCGGAAGCGGGAGCGTGTCGCGTTCTGAATGCCCCTCACGGTGCGTGCAGATGCAGGTGACGTGGATGTTTCCGTCGATGGTCTCGGTTGTCCAGCGGACTGAGAAACCATACTCTGAAAGCAAGGGACGCACGGCTGCCTGAATGTCTTCAAGCTTGGCGTAGCTGGATTTTAGGTGCAGGTTCTGGCCCGTCTTCTCAACGGCTGGCAGCTTGGGCTGCATCGCAGCCATTGCCCGCGAATAGTCCTGCTCTGCCTTGTAGCGGTCGCTGTCGCGTTCCATTGCGATGATCTTCTCAAGGCGGTTCACGTCGATGGTCGGATCAAGCGCAACACGCTGGGCGAAGGTCAGCCCTTCCATGTCGTATTGAACAGCGGGCGCTTTGCCCTCTTCCTGCTCGACAATATCGTATTGGGTATCAGCCATTGTTCATTCCTTTCTCGTGAAACGCGTCGCACTTTGCGTGGTCATGCTCCGAAATAAGCAGGGTGACTCCGTGCTTGTCCTTGCAGTGCCACTGCCGGCCCAGCGGTGTGTTGAACGGGGCAGCGCAGATCGGACATGCCAGGGGATGCTTGCTTGTGGGTGTGAGGTTGGCGGGGGTCATCGGCTATACTCCATGACGTACTTTTTCGCTTCGTCCTTGGACATTTTCTCGCCCGTCCAGTCGTTCCAAATCTCCTCGCAATTGACGGCATCGATCAGATCACAAACGGCCTGCTGGTGGGCGGGCGTCATGTTCTGCTGCGCCGCACCCATTGACCAACTGAGGCCGCGCGTATCGATGTCCTCGGCAACCTTCTGCGCCTCGTCGCTGACGAATCTCCACGCCTTCAGTGTCCCCCACTTCAGCGTCAGTGTGTCTTGTTTGTCGTCGGCCATCAGCCTTCTCCTTTCAGGGTAGCGAGCGCGGCGCGGGCTTGGTCGAGCATGGCCAGCGGACGATTGATCCCGCTGCCCAACTCATCGTCACCCAGAGCCAGAACAACTCCAATTTCGTCATCGTCCTCCGCAAACACCGGCTTCAGCCTTGCAAACGGCTCCAGCGCCTCCACAGCATCCAGTAGGGCGGGGAGGGCGTTGATGGCCTCGACTATCAGGGCGGCGTTGACTTCACCATTTGGCTGGCCATCAAAACCCGCCCACGCAACAATCTCGTTGCCGGTCTTGTCCATGATGGCTTCTGCTTTGCCAGCTCGGGTGAAGTGGTGCTTACGCTGGTAGTAATTGCTAAACGTCTCCCAGGGCCCCTCAGTCGCCTTTGCTCGCAACTCTCTCAGTCTCTCAACTGTATCTGTGTTAGTCATTACCAGCTTCCTCCCGCCGTCTCACTCTCGCCCCACGTACACGGACCGCAGAGGCAAACAGCGTTGACCACAGGCTTTGCTCCGCAGACTTCGCATTCGCGTGTATAGTCCTTGGCAAACGCCTCCTCGTTGCTCATTGCCGATTGATCATGCGGGGAGCAGGACCGGTCGTCTTCGGAGTGGATTTCCTTGCGCTCGCTCATGCCGCTTTCCTTTCCAAATCAGAGGCGATGTGTTCCGCAGCCACAGCCGCGTCGTAACGATTGAACCGCTTGCTTGCGATTGCTCTGGCCTGCACCCAATGGTCATGGATGGCGGCTCTCAGGTTCGGCCCTGCTTCCCAGTAGATCCGTTCGATCTCCTGATAGTCAGCCAGCTCTGCGAAGTGGGCTTGCTTCACATCAGCCAACCGCTCGGCTGCGAAGGCTCCCTCTATGGCGCGTGACTGGATTTTGCAGCGCATCGGGTGCTTGGATATGTGGTGGGAGAGGGGGAAGGTCATCAGACAGTCTCCTTCGGATTGGCGGCTTGCTCGCAAACCTTGTTCATGAAATCATCCGAGAGATCGTCCGGCAGGTAGTCGTGCTGGGTCTCGAAGATGAACAGTTCCTCTTGGCAATTGGGGCAGCATCCATCGCTGATCCGTGTGCCGCAGTCTGCGCAGTGCCCGCTCATGCCGCTTCCCCTTTCCGTTCGTATTCCTCGGCCTTTGCCCAAGCCATTTTGTAGACCTTGACGATCCCCCATGCGTCTGGTTCCAGTTCACAGTCAGGGTCGTCCATCGGGACAACAGCGATGTCCTCGAAAAGGGCTTGCAGGTGAGGGTAAAGCTCTGGCAGGCGCTCTTGACGGCTGAACCAGTCAAACAGGCCCTCGACGGACATGCGCAGGTCTGGCCCGGCAATCTCATTGAACCGCTCTTGCTGGCTTGGCTCTTTGCGATGGTGGCTCTGTCTTTGGTCGTAAGCTGAGGTGAGCATTAGGCTGCCTCGGACTTCTTGGCGCGAGCGGAAAAGCGCGGGGAGAAAAAGTTCTCCAGCTTTCCAGTGTTGCGGTTCAGGTGGTTCTGGATGCCCGCGATGTCGTGTGCGAAATTGAAATCATCGGCCGCAAGCAGGCGAGCGAAGTCCATCGGGTTTCCGTTGGCGTGTGTCGCGCACAAATCCATGTGCAGGCTCATGCGATCAACAAAGATGAGCCGCGCAGGGCAGCGATCCAAGATTTGCACGATCAGGTCAGACTCGTACGGGCTGATGTCAAATGAGATGTGGTTTGCCATTGGTGTCGTCCTCTTGTTCGATGATGGGATCAGGCTGTGTGTCGGAATGCCTGCGAAGGTTTGGACAGGGCGAGATCGATTTCACCCTCCGCCCGAGCAAGGCTGTCTGGCGTAGGGAGCAACCCCGCATCTCTGTCGTCCGACCAGAGCTTCACGTAACCGCGCGCACTATTCAGTGCGTAGGTCTGGCGCGAAATCATGTTGCAGGCGTCTGCCAGCAGATCGCGCTCGGCCCGGTCCAGCTTGCCGCTGTCGCGGAACACCAGAAGGCGCTCGATCAATTGGTATGGGGTTTCGGTCTGCATTGGTGTCGTCCTCTTGTTCGATAAGAGGACTGTAACACCTGACGTTATGACGTCAACTACTTTTTGTAACGCTGGGCGTTATTCGTTTGCGGCCCGTATCAGCTTGAGCGACCGCTCGCGTTGATCCCGCTTCAGAGAGCGCATGTAGCCGACCAGATCGACAACATCGCCATCCACTTCAGGATTGACCGAGATCAGCGCCCACTTAGGGACGGCAAGGGCAATGGCCAGCGCCTCAAGGATTGGCTCGCTGTAAGGCTGGAGTCCCCTTTCTATACGGGACAGGCTCATTGCGCTGATGAGTTCGACACCTGGTTCTGTCTCCATACGGGCAGCAAGCTTGGCGAGGGATAGCCCTGCATTCTGCCGCCATTGCTTGATGTAATGGCTGGGAGGGGTGTCGTCTTTGCTCATAATCTACTTGTAACCCAACGCGTTACAATGGGATATAGCACCGGGCGTTACGAAAAGTTCTTGACCCCGTAACGCCGGGTGTTATGATGCGTTTCATGACACACCCCATCGAAAGCTGGCTTGACGCCAAGGAGACCACTCGGGAGGCTTTTGCCGCCACGGTGGGCATATCACGGATGCAGCTATGGCGCATCATGAATGGGTCAATGCCTTCGCGTGATACGGCGCTGGCAATACAGGAAGCGACGAATGGGGCTGTGAAAGCCGCCATCCTCCTCAAGCTGGAGGACGCAGCCTAGTGTCCGCCCGGTCGCAAACTCACGACATTATCGGGCCGTTCGCGCCACTGGTAGTAGTCCTGCTGGGCCGCGATCATTTCGGTGATGATGGCACGGTAGGTTGTGGGCGGGATGCTGTAGCCCTCGGTGTAAATACGTCGGCCATCGTCTCCGGTTCGGTACAGCTTCACGTCAAAAAGCTCTGTCTTCTGGTTCCAGCGATACTCCGGAACCTCCCCCAAAAACTGTGGCAAACGCGGCATAATTCCTCCCATTTCTTTCGTGCATCCCCCGATGCGGTCGTCCAGAAAAGCGTATCCGCAAACATTACGCAACCGTTAACATTCCCCCGGTACGCGAAATTTTCCGCACTGAAACTCACTCTCACATTTAGCCGTCAATACGGGTTTTGGAGAGCGGGCTGATGGCTGACTGGGATCGTATTCTTTCGTCGGCTCCCCTGAACCGAACGGCGGCAGTCGTGACGGGCGGGAGCGATGAGCCCGCAGGCTTTCGTAAGGAGATTGTGGACCCGTATTTGCAGGATGGCCCGCACCCAACGCGCAAACCGCAGGCTCATCCAGAGTTTCGCGACCTGACGGGCAAAAGGTTTGGGCGGTTCGCCGTTCTCGGCCTCTCAAACATGAAGTCGACCGCTTCGGGCGGCTCCATGTGGTCGGTGCGCTGTGACTGCTCACGATACACGCTCAGGCGTATTCGGTCCCTTGAAAATGGCGGTGCGCAAATGTGCGCCGAATGCGACCATGCCGAGCGGGTCAAGCGCGGAGAAGGCCTCATTAATCTTGCAGATCGGGGGGATGAGCCATGCTGATCGGCCTCGCCCGCCTCGCGCTCCCCTCTGAGCAGCTACGCCGCCAGCTGCGGTATCAGGGCCTCCTGATCTTCTCTGTGGCTGTGTCCGTCATGATTACTGCGGGCCTGATAATCTGGCCGTTGCTCCGGTTCTGGGGGCGTGCGTGATGGGCATTATCTGCCGCTTGGTCGGGCACAAGATGATCGCAACGACTTGGGTTGTCGAGGATCTGGATTCGAACGATTTCGTCTGCACGGTTCGTATGGTCTGCCCGCGTTGCTTGCACAGCATCTCGGAGGAGGTGGGCCGCGTCCACCGAATGGATGTTAGTCCGCGCCTCTGGTGGAACTCAATGACTGAGCGCGTGACCAAAGCTCTCGAAACGGCGGGGCGCTGACATGGCTGGGGGGACAGATCATCCATGGGCCTGCCCAGAGTGCCGCCAAGAGGTGGACTACTACGAGTGCAACAAGCGTCGTGACCCGCGTTCCAGCCGTTTCCGCTCTGTGTGTGGGGATTGCTTTGATCGGATCACGCAAGGCGCTGGACGTTCTGGTGGGCCTTATCGCGGTGAAGTCGGTTCAAAGGGTGGTGGTGCCAGCTGGGACGCTGCGGAGCAGATGAAGACCAAGGCGGGCCGTTTGCGTGTCCAGTGCCTCGACATGATCGCCCAGCATGGCCCTCAAGGCGCTGACCGCCTCGCGTTCCTGATGGACGAGCACACAGATGACATCTCGCCACGCCTTTCGGAGCTTGTGACCCAATACGGCCTGCTCGTCAAAGGCCCGAAAACAGCCATCACAGACAGGGGCGGCAAAGCCCACGTCTACCAGTTGGCAATCACTCAACAACAAGGAGAAGCAGCGTGAGCAACCCGATTTTTGCTATTTCCGTTCGGCAGCCTTGGGCGTGGGCGCTGATCCATGGAGGGAAGGATGTCGAGAACAGGAGAAAAGCCCCACAGGGAACAGGCAATCTCATAGGCCGCAGATTCTGCATACACGCCTCTAAAGGAATGACGCAGGACGAGTATAGGCATGCTGCTGATTTCATGGCGACTATGGGCGTCGAGTGTCCGCGTCCTGACCGCCTGATTCGTGGCGGCGTCATTGGTTCTGTGCGGCTTGATCACGTGACTAGTGAATATCCAAGTCGGTGGTTTTTCGGGCCACGAGGGCTGATTGTGCGCGAACCTCAGTCCTGCGACCCAGTGGCGGCCTCGGGACAGCTCGGGTGGTTCAAGTGGAAGCCGTCTGGCGATCTGGAGGATCCTAAGCCGTGGATGGTCAAATGGCCCAACCAGACCATCAAGCGCCCTGTTGAGACTGCGCTGCTTCCGTTGTGGAGCCACTCATGACCCGCTGCACCCGCCCCAACTGCCCTCACACAGCAGAGCCTTCCAAGACCATCACCGGCGAGCCTCTGTGCCATCGTCATTTGATGGATGACCGCTGGGCCGCTCGCTCTGGCGCTCAACGCTACGCACGCAATGCGCAGATGCCAGCCACATTCAAAAACAAGAAGGGGGTATATTGCTGATGAAAAAGCTCGCAATGCTTATTCGCTGGGAGTTCATCCGTTACGGCTATCTTACGATGGTCCATGTCGAGGACATTGCCAAATATGTTGGCTGTTCAGAGGCGACCGTGCTTCGGATTACCCGCGATTTCAAACTGCGTCGACCTGGAGGAAAGCGCGTCCGCAAGAAGCGCCGCGTCACGTTCAACCATACCACAGGCCCGCGCGTTAAGTCCATCGGCAACCGGGAATCTCGCCAGCGTGGAGCCATTGCTTCAGCCATGGCGCAGAGAGAGACGGCCCCGATCACGCTGGCTGGCCCTCATTGGTCTGTGCCCCTTCGTGAAGGCGTCCGCCATTCAAGCAACCTACGCCTCCCATCCAATCCAAAGCGCGCCCTCGCTGACATGCAGGCTGAGCTGGGAAGGGGGCGGGGATGAGCCTCCCATATTACAAGCGTTTCCCGCGGGACTTCTTTGAAGGCACCATTGGAATGTCCTTCGAGGTGAAGTGCGCCTACGGGCTCGTTCTCGACATGATTTACATGCGTGACGGCAAGCTTCCAGACGATGCCCGGTACATCGCAGGGATGCTCGGATGCTCTGTCCGCAAGTGGAACAGTATCCTTTCAGAGCTGACCGAAGCGGGCAAGCTGCACTGTGAAAACGGAATTATCTCCAACTTACGCGCAGATTATCTCGTCGAAGAACGCAGAACATATAGAGATAAAAAGGCTGAAAATCGTTCACGTCCCAATAAAAACAGTGACGTAGAAAAACGAGCGAGAAGCAGCGCGCGCGTTAAACCAGAATCAGAACCAGAAGTATCTACTACTGACGTAGTAGATAACGCGGGTGAGCTTGAAACGGCGTTTGACGCTTACGTGAATGTTTCCAAGCGCCTTGAGCGAGACCACGGGTCCAAGGTTTGGCCTGTCGGCATCTCTTTCACCAAAGAGCGCAAAGCCCGCCTGAAAGCCCGCATCCGTGAACATGGCCTCGATGCATGGGGGACGGTCCTGCGCAAGGCAGCCGCTTCCCCGCACTGCACCGGCGCGAACGGCTGGGCGGCTGACTTTGATTTTCTCACCAGCAAATCCGGATTCTTGAAGACCCTTGAAGGAAATTACGATGACCGCACTGCAAGCCAGACAGGATCGAACAGTTCAGACGGTAACGGCTCCGTCCACGCCCGCCGCAATGGCGGAAAGCTTAGCGCCTTTGAACGGCTTGATCGAAAGCTGGAGGAAGCTTCCGCCCAGCAAGAGCCTCGGTTCAACGATGAGCGAGCAGGAGGTGAGGGCTACACTATCGATGCTGAAGCCACTCGCCTTGCCGGGTGAGCCTGTGCAGGTGTCGAAGATCGTCCAGCGTTTGCTCGCGGTGTATCCGGGCAAGGCCGACCAGCCAGACAGCGTTGCTGAGGATTGGGTGCGCATCCTGAAGGATGAACCCCTGGCGAGCGTCTGGGCAGCTTACGAGAAGATCATCCGCCGTCCGGGGACGTTCGCGCCTTCGCCGGGTGATTTCCTTGCCGAAGTGCAAAAGCACGCCGCGATGGTGAACCGCCTTCGCCTTTCCATTTCCGACAGAACTTAAACCAACAGGGGGACTAAACCATGAAACTCCGAGCAAACTGGCCTGTACTCGTCAGCATTGCCATGCGCTATGCGTGGGTAGGCGAGGGCTATCGTCGCAAGATGTCTCCCAAGGAGATTGCTGAAGCGCTTGAGTGCACCCCTATGGCCGTCCGCACCGTGGCGAGCCGGTTGTATCTCTCGAAGAAGCGCCAGCCAAAGCCTGAACCCGTTGAGCAGCCCACCAGCATCATCACCCTGGCTGGCCCTGAATGGTCTCTCCCTGAACGTATAGGCGAGTACGAGGTCCGAGCAGCCGTTCGTGAAATGGAGGAAGCAGCCTAATGGCCTATCGAAACTGGAGAGAGCGCCCGCTTGAGGGGCCGATGGCTCGCATAGTCAAAACCACGACAGGCGGCGGCAAGGTTCGCTATCACGTTGAGGCGTATTGTGGCGTAACGCTCGCTGATTTCAGGGCTGACGAAGACTGGCGCGAAGTGTGCCAACGGAAATCCCTGAAGTCAGCCGAAAAGATTGCGGCCCGGATCGAGCGGCGCAGGCGTAAGGGGGCGGTTGCTGAAAAGGAAACTCTCCCCGCCGCCACCCCCACTCAAGGAGAAGACGAATGAAGAACCAAGACGAAGCAAGCAAGATCGCCGTCCTCGAGAATATGCTGAGCAACATCGTTGAGACGTATGACCGCGAGAACTTCATGACCACGGCGGACTTTCACAGCACGGATTGCAGGTGCCTGCGTTGCCTTATTGACGCTGCCGGTGGCTACCTCAGAGAGGATTCCCAATGACCCAACTTTGGTATGCATTTTCTTGCCGCGCAGACCGCACAGAAGCGGCTGCAAACCGTCTTGGCGATTACATGGACTGTGACGCCTTCGCTGTGTGTCGCACGCTTCGCAAGCGTCCTCCCCGCAAGCCAGCCCGGACTGTGACAGAGTGCGTGTTGAAGTCCTACATCTTCGCAGGCTTTGACCGCTCGCCTAACTTCCTGGCTATCGAACACATGCCCGGCCCTCGCATCTACCCGATCAGCTTTGCCGGCGCGATCAAGCCGCTCAATGGCATGGCGGACCTGAAGTGGATCACCGGAGATCTGCCGATACCCTTGCACCGCCACTATAACATTCCGCGCCTCAGAGGCCAGCACGTATGGACCGCGGGCGACCATGTTGAGGTGGAAAGCATTGGTCAGGTCGAGGTTGAATCCGTTGACGGCAATCAGCTCAAGCTGGCCTTGCGGTTGCTGGGCCGTCCGGTGATAATGCGGGCAGAGGATGCGCAGTTGGCGTTACGGAGGGTTGCATAATGCCCTATGATGCCCGTGCAGATTCAAGCCGAAGCTATGACGTTGCCATTGACGCGATGCGTGAGCGCCACGAGGCCATTATGGCAGCTGGTGCCAAGCGGATCGAGTATATCGGTGACGCAGTACTGATCCAAGGGGACTGTCTGGAGGTCATGCCAGCGCTGGGGCGGGTGGATGCTGTGATTACGGACCCGCCTTATGGGATTGGAGAAGCGGCAGGGGCAAACAAGTCTCGCAGCAAGTTGGCGAAGGCCGTTGATTACGGTTGCTCCGATTGGGACAATCAGACCGCAGATGAAGCGATTCATTTTGCGCGCTCAATTTGCAATCAATCCATTATCTTTGGGGGCAATTACTACAGTCTTCCTCCGACATCGTGCTGGCTTGTTTGGGACAAGTTGAACACGGGCGACTTCGCGGACTGTGAATTGGCGTGGACCAACCTGCCAAAGGCCGTTCGCCGCATAAAATACCTTTGGAGTGGGATGATAAAAGCGCCCGGAGAAGTGCGCGGGCACCATCCCACGCAAAAGCCAATTGGCGTGATGAAGTGGTGCATTCAGCAATTGTCGAAAGACACAAACACCATCCTCGACCCCTTCATGGGCAGTGGCACAACCCTGGTCGCTGCCACCCAGCTTGGCCGTCGCTCTATCGGCATAGAGCTTGACCCTGATTACTTCGACATAGCCTGCAAGCGCGTCCGTGAAGCATGGAAGCAGCCCCGCCTGTTCGATGAACCGAAAGCGAAGCCCGCTCAGACGGGAAGCCTGTTTGATGGCGAGACTTGACCAACACACCAAATCACCTGATAAGGGAAACCAGACACCGAGGACGTGCTAGATGCTTCGCCCGGTGCGTGGGGCTGGAACACCGCGAGCGCGATCACCAGACCCTTAGTGCGAAGC